TTATTCTGTTTTTTCCGCAGCAGCGGCCGTCTGCGTGGCCGCCGGCGTGTCACTGAGCTTCCGCGTCAGCCGTCGGTCGTAGCAGCCGCACCGCGGGTTACGGCAGGAATACTCCACTTCCTCCTCGCCGCCGGCGTTGGTGGTGACCTGATAGATCATCAGCTCCAGCCCGCATTCCTGGCACTTCACGCCATCACCTCCCCGCCCAGCGGTGCGGCAGGCATCACGTCCCCGGCCATTTCCGATGCAGCCGCCATGCCGCCCTCATTGGCTGATTCAAGCTGCGCCGCCTGTGCCGCGTCCCGCTGCTCCTCCAGACTCTTCTTCATATCCGCCGCCATGGGGTAGTGGAGCTTCTCCATCTGTCCCCAGAAGCGGATCAGGGTGGTGATCTCATTCACCGGCCCCATGGCTCCCTGCTGCAGGTTCATCCGGGCCTCCTTCCAAAGGCTCTGCCGGTCGGTGGCCAGCGGCGAGGCGCTGTCGCAGGAAAACAAAAAATCCGTATTGTATTTCCACTCTCCCGCCGCGTCCTGATACAGAAAGTCGTGGCGGTCGAACACCAGATAGTCCACGTCGCCGTGCTCGTTTGTGCGCCGGATCGACCGCTTTTCGTCGCAGTTGGCCAAAAAGAACTTGAAGATGGCCTCGAACAGATCCTGATACATGGCCTGCTTCATGATGCGCTTGGATTCCAGCCGCCCCGCCGCCTGCTGGGCGCTGAACTCCTTAGCCACGGCGCTGGTGGCCGTGGGGTCCTTCCGGCCCTGCATACTGTCCGTCACGCCGATGGTCTGCCGCGCCTCCTCGTAGATCTGGGCCCGCAGCGCCAGATCCGCCGATATGTCCACCTGCGTGTTGAAGGTGCGGATCATCTGCATCTCCGCCGCGTTGCGGACCTGCAGCCACCGGTTGTCCCGGTCGTCCACAAACGGCTTTCCCGCGCTCTCCGGCACGGTGGTAAAGGAGCCGCCGCCCAGCACCTTGGCGTTGATCTTGGTGGAGAGCTTATTCAGGGCGTTCTGCTGGTCGGCGATGGCATCGATGTCCGAGCCGCCCATGAAGCGCCCCGGCAGGCTGACGTTTTTCCGTATCACCAGCGGGTACACATCCGGCTTGTAGTAGGGGATGCGGGTGGGCGCCTGCACCAGCCGCGTATGCCGCACCGCCGGAGTGCCGGAGCCCCGCAGCTGGGGCAGAAGCGCCCCGCCCTCCGTCAGCTCCTCCAAAACCGGCTGTCCCAGCTCGTCCCGCACCATGCTCATGGCCGGGATCACCGCGCCGGAGCGCAGGGTGATGTCCTCCGTCAGCTCCTCGTACTCCTCGGTGATCTCCTCAAATTTCTTGGAGCCGCAGTAGCTGCACTTTCGCCCGTCGCCCACCGCGCCGCAGGCGGCGCACCGGTGTACCCGGCGCACCTGATAGTCGTCCAGATCCTCCAGCACCGTGTCGTTCACCCACCGCAATCGGCCGATGCCGCCGTCCTTGTTGCGGTAATAGGCCGTCACCATGGTCACGATCTCGTCCGTGCTGTCCGGCCCGTCCCCCAGCCGCCGGGTCTCCGGGTCGGACTCGTTCTCGTCGTCCAGCTCCACGCCGTAGCTCACCCGGAGCTGCCGCTTGGTCTGCGGCGTCTTGAGAAACACCCAGTCCATGTCGGCCACCTGATACACGCCGGCCTGCGGCACGATGCAGCGGGGGTGTACCAGCTGCACCCGCAGGTCGCCCAGCCAGTCCCGACCCGATATGCTGTCCAGCCAGTCTACCAGCAGACCGTGACCGCCCTGCACAGGGCTGATGCGCTCGCCCTCGTCGTTGATGCGCTCCATGGGCAGCCGGTCCATTACGTCCCGCAGCAGGTTTTCCACAATGTCCGCCAGTCCCTCATCCTCCGGCCGCACCGCCGTCACCTTGGGGCTGGGGATGTTGCTGTCCACCTGCGTCTCCACCATTTCGAAGCACACGTTCCGCACGTGGGTGGCCTCCCGGGCGCCGCCCTCGCCGTCCGCCTGCACACGGCCGCCGGTGCCGTAGATGGTGTGATCCCCCTCGTACAGCTTCTCCCGCTTGCTCATCCGGGCCCGCTCGCCCTCGATGGCCTTCTCCGCCGCCGTCAGGCGATCCTGCCACAGCCGCAGCCTGTTTTTGTCCTGTTTCATGGTTTCCTCCCCCTGTCAAAATGTCCGCTCCACGGAGGCGATCATATCCTCATAGCTGCCGCCCTCGTCCTCGCCGGCGCCGTCGCCGATCTTGTCCAGCATCTTCAAAAGCAGCTCCTGCGCCTTGAAAAAGCCCTTGGCGTCGAACTCCCACGTCCCGTCCGGCTCGTACGCGTGGGTGGCGCTGTTCCACACCATGTGCGGTGTGCCTCCCTTGCAGCGCTGCATCATCTCGTAGGCCTCCGCCGCCAGCGAATGGGTCGTTACCCCCAGCGCGTCGAACTGCTCCTTCAGCAGCCGGTTCCGGTACGCCTGCACCGCCGGGTCTTTCATGAGCCTGCTGGCGGTCTGGGCGGCGCTCTTTTCGCTGTACCCGGCACGGACGGCGGCTCTTGCACCGTTCATGTCCACCAGCCATTCCCGCACAAAGCGCTTCTGCTTCTCCGTGATCTGTTTTTCCTCCTGCACCGCTGCCGCCTCCCTCCGCCTGTAATACTCTTCGTTATCAACATTGTCGCACACATCGACTGCCTGTTATCACCAATCTGCAATCTACCGCACCCCTTGCGCCGCAACGCCTCGGCGCGTTTTGCCGTGAAATGAAAACACGCCGAGGGTCGTTGACCCCCGGCGCATCCGGCATCGTTCATCATTTCTTATCCCAGCTCTCGTAAAAGTCCTTCCGCAGGCGGTACAGCGTGCTCTCGCTGACATAGTGCCGCAGAGCGATGGCGGTGATGCTGTCCTCCCCGCACATCACCTCCCGCAGGGCAGCAGAATAAGGCCCTCCGCATTGGCGTAAGAGCCTGTCGATCTTATTCTGCATCCGCTTTGGCTGCTCGTCATAGGTCAGGCAGGCGTAGCGGATGAAGCCCTGCCGGTTGCGGCTGACGTTGACGCCCCGCAGCTTCTTCACGCGCCGTCCGCCTCCTCCCCGGTGTCCGCAGCCATGGCACGGGCCAGCTCCTTTCGCCCGCCCACCTTCCGGGCCGCCCGCTCCTGCCGGTCCGCCGGCACATAGCGGACGAAGTTGACCCCCAGCTCCGGGTCGTACCGCGTCCCCGCCAGCGTGGTGGCTCCCGCCGGTACACGGAGCTGTGCGGGGCTGACCACGTATGTATACTCGATCTTCGGCTTTATCATGTTCCGGCTCCGGCTGTATTTCTTCCCGTCCGGGATGCTTCGTGCCTGCCGGATCAGGTACAGGGCCAGCGGGTAATAGTCCGCCTGATCCCGGAGGAGCCGCACGTCCACCGTGCCGCGGCCCCAGATATCGTCCAGCGCCTCGCCGTACAGGGTGAAGGTCCGCTCCTCCAGCCGCAGCCCCGCGCCGTTGACCACCAGATGGACATGGAGGCGCACCACCTCGCCTGTCTCGCCGTCCACCTCGCTGGGAACGACGACCCACTTCAGCACGTCGCCGTGCTTTTTCATCCGGTAGCCGATCCGGTCTAAAAACTTCCTGGCCTCCTTCACCGCCCCCTCGAAGCTGCCGCCGCAGCGCTCCAACGCCTCCTCGGCGAAGGTCAGCGTCAGCAGGGCATCCCCGTGGCGGTAGTTGCAGTTCAGGATGCGGGCCAGCTCCAGCGCCGCCTGCTGCCGGTTGTTCTCCTGCTTCTTCTCGCCGCTGGCGCCCTTGACCCGTGCGCCCCGCTTAGATGGCCGCCGTCCCACCCATGACTTGCGCCGCTCCACCACGCGGCCGCTGGTGATCTTTCGGATCATGTACAGTCCCTCCCGTGCTTCCATGGTGATCTTCCTCTCTCCCCCGAAATTTTCCTGTATCTGCCCCCGGCGCCCGGATCTTCCTGTTGCGGTTCCCAAAATTTCCACGCTGCCTTACGGCGGACGCTGGAAATTTTGACCGCGGCCACTCGCTCGGTTCGCTGCATCCGCCACCGGCGGCGCTCACCTCGCTCCCCCCGCGCGATAAAATAGCATAGGTCGCGCCCGCGTCCCGCGCGGCAACCTTCGCATTTCTCACCCGGCATGGCCACCTTGCGTTTCCCCGTGCCAAAGCGGCCGGCAGGATGCCGCCCCGCTGTCCCGCGCAAGCTGCCATTCCCGGTAAACATAGGCTTTTAACCAGCGCACAGATACGCGCGTGCGCGTATTGTATATATGTAGGGCTTGTCCTTCACGTCCTCGCATGAACGCCTGCAGTGCACAGGCCTTCATGCCAAATCGCGAAAAAACTTGACTTCTATCGTCTTTGGGTATATAATCAAAACACACAAAAGAAAGGACGGGAATTGTTATGCGTTTCAGTAAAATTGACCATTCCGTTCCGTCTCCCCCCCTTAGAGAGGGCGTAACGAAAATTTATCGTTAATCTTCCGCCCCGGAAGGGAATGCTCTTTATGAGTAGCAGCGATACCATCAATCTGATTTGCAACGTTCTGCAGGCCATTATTGCCACAGCCCTTTTGGGCATTGAGATCTACCGGCTTCGCAACAAAGAATAGCGCTTTGTCGCCGCAGCCCTCGCCCCTGTCCGGGGCGAGGGCTTTTCCGTTTTTTACGCCTCCGCCGGCGTGGCCATCAGCTCCACCAGCGTCCCCGGCGCCTCCGCGCCGATGAGCGTTTCCACCCGCAGGTGCATCCCGGTAAACCGGCAGCCCTTGACCTCCAGCGGCACGTCGCCGTACCCGGCCGCCTCTGCCGCATCCAGCAGCACCCGCAGGTCCTTCACCGTCACCGCCGGTACCTCGCTCTTTTCCACGCATTCCTTTTTCACGCTCTGCTCCTCCTGTTCCGTTTCTGTCCTGTTTTTTTGCGGCGTGCGGGGTCGCAAGAGGCCCACCCGCTGCCGCCACTTGGCAAACCGCACCGTGGGGATCTCCAGCCGTGCCGCGATCTCCGCGTCCGTCAGGCCTTCTCCCCACAGCCGCCGGGCCAGCTCCGTGTCGAAGGTGACCGGTCTTCCGGCCTTGCTCTCAGGCGGCTGCTGCAGCGCCCCCGCCTCGGTCAGAAGCTCCTTGATCTCCTTGCGTGTGCAGACGTTCAGATCCGCCAGCACGCCGATCTGGGTCTGCTGGTTCTTGGCCTGCCGGTAGCTGGTCACGATCTCCTCCACCGTCATGGGGTATTTCCGCGCCATGCTCTCACTCCTCCGTCATCTCCAGCGCCACCTTACTGGCCGCCGTGACGCCCAGCCAGTTCATGGTCATGGCCAGTGCCTCCCGCAGCAGCTCGGCGGACAGTGCGCCGTAGCTGTCCGGGTCATTCTCCCGGATGGCCTTCCACATATCCTTCTGGACCTTTTTAATATTCTTCAGCAGGTCGTCGCACTCCTCCACCCGCTTGGCCAGATCTGCCCAGCTCTCCTTATCGCTGGCGTAGCCCCGCCCCCGCTGCTCTGTCATGGCGGCGACCGCCTCGGCCACCGCCGCCTGAAGATCGGCGTACACCTTTTCAGTCCCCACGGCTATACACCTCCAATCTGTCAATAGCCGTGCAGATGGCCGCATACACCGTCGCCGGCATCTCTCGATTTTCCAGGTAGTCCCGCAGCACCGCAGCAGCCGTCACCATGTCCTGCGCGGTCTGCTTTTCTGCCTCCTCCGGAGCAGATGCGGACGAGGGCAGCCGCATCTGCTCGCGCAGGCGCTCCTCCGCCGTGCGGAGGACGGCGCACCCGTGGACGCCGCAGCTGTGCTCATAGCCACACCCCATACACGCGAGACTCCCCGTTTCCACCTTCAGCCGCCCCAGCGTGGCCAACAGTTCCTTATCATTCATCACTCCGCCTCCTCAAGCATTCTTTTGATTGTCTCGATATTCTCCCGGATGATGTCCATTGTCACATCGCTCTGGATATGGTGAGCGAACACCGCCTTATCCGTGGCGTCGCTATTGTAGTAGCCTGTAAAGGTCTCGCCATCCGGCGAGGTCGCCGCGATGCACAGGCAGGCCGGTCCAAACTCCGCGATCACCCGCAGTGATTCCTCCAGCCACTGCGCATACGGCTGTTTTGTGATATCAGCCATCGTCAGCCCTCCTGTTCTATTCTCCCACGCCAAGCTCGTCCAGCATTGCTACGTAGCATTTCACGCACACATGGAAAAGCGTCTTTACTGTCTCGTGCGGTTTCCGAATCATGACGCACACGCTGTTCTTTTTCAGCCGCTCCTGCCCGCACCTTACGCATCTGCAAATAAATCTCTCGTCAGCACGAACGCAGTCGCAATTCACATCATACAGTCCCATCACTCAACCTCCGGCACGTCCGGCAGCACCGCCACACGCCCGTCTGTGTCCGCCCGGAGCAGTTCCAGCAGACGCCCGAAGGTCTTCCCGCTGGCCACCACCTCGTCCTCGAACTTCCGATACTCAGCGCAAACATCCGCCGGCAGCCCCGTGTCCTCATAGGGCCGCATCCGCTCCCGCAGCACCGCGATCTCCTCGGCGTACCGGGCGCAGCGCTCCACCAGCTCCTCCAGCCGGTCGGCGGCATCCACGGCAATGCGGTCACAGTTGCAGCCCGCATAGTCGACACCGTCAACCGTCTCTTCTATGTGATAGGGGCAGGTTCTGCAATCCAGCTGCGGCCCCGGTACCCGCGACGAGCACCGCAGCGCCGCCGCGATCTTCTCAGTCTTCATCCCTGTCCACCTCCTCGATCGCGTCCATCAGGGCCTCCATCACGCAGTCCCATCTCCGGGCCACCAGCACCACATAGGCGCCGCCCGCCGTCCACAGCAGCAGCGCCGCGCACGCCAGAATCTCCAGTACATTCATAAAAAGCTCCTCCTGTCATTTTTTATAGGGGTCTCAATTCGCTGTATCCGCCACTGGCGGCGCTCACCTCGTTCCCCACCGTTTTTCCAGATATTTCCGCGTCTCCGGGTCGGCCTGCCGCCAGTCCTCCCACATATCCGCCGACCAGTGCTTCCGGCTGCCGGCCCGCTCCGCCACGGTATATCGCTGTTGTGTACGGGCTGTGTAGGTGATGGCGGCGGCCATCACGAGGTCGTCGTGCTCCCCCACCGCCGCCTGCGGCTTGCCGTGGGCGTCGTAGACGAACACCACCATCTCCCCCAGCGTCCATTGAGATACCACCAGCTCCGGTGATTCCTCCATCACCGTGTGCAGCTCCGCCAGCGCCTGAGGCCGCGTCTTGCCGCTGGTTTCCCAGCCGAAGGCCTTGACCATGGTGTTGGCGTAGGTGTCAAACCGCTCCCGCTGGTACAGGTTTGGGTACTCCCACTCCTCCAGCTTCCGCTGCGGGTAGGTGGAAAAGTTGACCTCGATGGCGGCCAGCGCGTCGTTGTAGTACCGTCCCAGACAGTAGACCTGCCGGGCATACAGGATCTCCGACTGCCGCTGCTGCAGCTCCGCCACCTGCCGCCCCGTCCGGTTATCGATGACAAAGGCGGTGAAGCAGTCGCTGCCCTCTCCCGCCGTATCGCCGCCCAGCACATAGGGTACCCCATCCTCCGGCTCCTGCCAGATGCGGACGCTGCCCTGCTCCGCGTCGGTGAAGCGCCACGCCTCCGGCCTTGCGCCTGTCTCCTCCGGTGACTCGTAGGTGAACCACCCCACCCGCGCAGGCTCCGGTGCGTGCATCCGCCGGACAGCAAGCGCCCGGTTGTCGAAATACGGGCGGCCGGACAGCAGGAACGCCTCCTCCGGCGTGTTCGGGTACTCCTGCCGGAACTTGTCGGCGTTTCCGCCGCAGTTGGCCTTGATGCACCACCGCCGCCACGCCAGCTGCTCCTCATCCAGTCCGAAGTCCCTCCGGAGCTGCTGCTCCTCCTCGCTCCACACCTCGCCGCCGGTGACCGCCATCCGGTATCCGCGCTCCATGTACCACGGCAGGAAAACCGGCACCCACTCATTGTCACCGGCCACCGCCCCGTCCCACAGGGTCTTGAAGTGCTCCACGCCGTTGGCGGTGCTCTCAATGACCACCATGGTCCCCGGATCGTGCGGCACGGTCTGCATGACGCCCAGCAGCAGATCCTCCTTGTTATTTGGCCAGAAGGCATACTCCGAAATATGTACGTTGGTCAGGGTATCGGAACGGCCCACGCCGCCCTTGCCCGCCGTCTGGCACCGGATGCTGCTGCGCAGACCGGGGCGGCGGCGTTTTTCGCCGTCGTCCCGGGTCGGATTCTCAAACACCAGCTCCTTGGCGTTGCTGTTTTTCCGCAGGGGCCGCGCCCATGGCGGCAGGCAGTCGTAAAACAGCTTGTTCATCTTGAACAGATTCCCGGTGGCCGTGGTGTCGTGGGCCACGATGAGTGTCTTCACATTGGGCCGCGTCACGGTGTCCTGAAACATCAGTCCCTCCGTCACGGTGGAGATGCCCTCCTGCCGCCCCTTCAGTACGATAATACGGATGGGCTTTCCGGCCGCAGCCTCTCGGCATATGACGCTGTACAGATGCTCCTGCGCCTCGTTGAAGACCAGCGGCAAGAGCTTCTGCTCCTTGGTGCGGATACGCAGCAGATGCTCACAGTACGCCTTGGGGTTGCGGAGATCTACGCCGCTCACAGACTCACCTTCCGCACCTGCTCTGCCAGCGCACCCAGCGCCCGCCGGAGCTTCTCCTGCTCCCCATCCGGCAGCTCGGCCAGCAGACCGGCCAGCCGGTTCACGTTTTCCACCGTCCGGTCGAAAACCACCTTGAAGTGCGTCAGCTTCTCGCTGCCTGCCATGGCGGCCCGTTTGGCGGCGGCCTCTGCCTCGGCCTTGTAGCTCTTGGCCGCGTCCATGGCGGAGGTACGCTCCCGTTCAGCGTCCGCCGCCCGACTCTCTGCCGAGCGCTTGTCGTCCAATGCTTTTTCCAGTGCCTTTTTAGCCTTGTCCAGATCGGCAGTTAGCTTCTTCTCCTTGGCAGCCGCGGCCTTCTCCGCCTCGGCCTGCGCCGCCGCCAGCTGCTCCGCGCTGGCATCCACCGTCTGTACCGCCACCTCCACCGGGCGGCTCCGCAGCGCCTCCAGCTCCTTCCGCACCCGGGCCAGCTCCTCCTGCGCCGCCATGGCGGTCTCTTTGGCGGTCTCGATGTCGGCGACGGCCTTTTCCGCCGTCTCCCGGGCGGCGTTCCGTTCCGCGATGGCCTTTTCCAGCTCCTTCACCGTCATGTCGGCAGCGGTCTTTTCTTCCCCGTCCACAACGTGCTTTTCCCCGGCAAAGCCCTCCCGCTCAGATTCCGGCAAAGCCAGTAATACCAAGGCTTTGCGGACTCCCAAATCCGCAACGGTTGCGGATTTGCCGTACTCCTTCCAAAGCCGGATATACTGCTGTGCGGAGCGCTCGGAAAACTCCACCTTTTCCTCCAGCCACGGCAGCCACTCCCCGTGGGAAAGCTGGCTTTTCGCCTCCGCCAGCCGCTTCCCGATCTCCAGAATGGCCATACCGGCCTGCTGCTTGTAGAAGTTGATCTCCTCTGTGATGATGTCGATATCCCGCTGGTCGAACAGCTCATCCAGCGCCTCCAGTTCTGTCGCGGTCAACTCCTCGTCGATCATGGCGCCGGGACGGGCATTGCCGTGATAGTAGTCGCACTCCTTTTCCCTGCCATAAAAGCTGCACCGCCGCTCACACTCCGCCTGCAGCGGACACCTCTCATTTTTCATATTCATGCCGCATCCTCCTTGTTTGTCTTTCGTTTGGTTTTCCTGTGGACCACATTCCGCAGCCATGCGGTCACGAAGTCACGCACGGCTTGGTTCGCCTCATAGCTGGCGTTGTGCAGTGTTCTGCACTGCACAACCGACTGGTTTCTTAATTCCAGTGTGTAATAGGGCTCCTCCGGCGCATCCGACCGACGGACGAAAAATATGGCCGTTTCCCCATCCGCCATGCGGTCGGCGTAACCGCCCACGCAGTGGTGCAGGCTGGCACCCTCTGCAATAAGCTCGTCCGCATCCGCCGCCGGGCGGATCAGCAGGCCGCCGGCCTCATACCGCCACTTCTCCAGCTTTTCAGCCTTTTTGTGGAACTCCGCCCGCTTGGCCTCGTTGGCCTTGTGCTTCACCTGCGCGATGGTGCGCCGGTGCGCCGCGTTCAAGTCCTTGGGCAGCAGCACCCCTCTGTCGTGCAGATCCAGCCCCAGCGTCACGCAGTCCAGCAGATAGTCGCGGAATATTTCCTCCGTGTTGTCGCGGAAGCTCCTGCTGTAATATGCCGCGCCCTTTTTCGCGGCCTCGCGGCGCTCCTGTTCCACGCGGTCGAAGCGCTCCTTCTCCAGCGCACGCTGCTTGTCCAGCCACGCGGCGATACGTCCCACCGGCGCGAAGCCCAGCGCGGCCCCCACCTTGCTCAGATCCATGCCGCTGTCCAGAAACGGCTCGATCTCCGCCTCACGGAACCGACCGTCCGCCACCCGCGCCCACAGGCTCCTCACGGTCTGCACGCGCCCCGCCGTCCAGTCCTCTGGCGCAAGGAGCTTCAGCAGCCGCCGGGGAAAGCGTACCGCGCCCTCGATGCTGTCTGCCCGCCAGTTCACGGCGTAGCGGTGCTCCTTGCCAAAGCCCCAGCCCCGCTCCTCTACCAGCCGCATATACCCTGCCTTATAGAGCTTTTCCACCGCCGGATATCGCGGCCAATCCACTGCCATTCGCAGGATATCCGCCTCGCACTTCCGCTTTCCACGTTCGATCAAAAAGTCCGGCAGCGGGCAGTATGCCAGCGGCGTCCCGGCCACCAGTTCCTTCCAGCTGCCGGGCAGATAGAAGTAGTAGCCGCCGTCATAGACATCCGTAACATTCCGCATCCGCTCCCAGTCCGCCAGCGAAAGGCGCTCCGTCTGCATCATGCTCACCTTATATTTTGTTTCGTGCTGCCACTTGGCCACATGGCTGTCCCGCAGCATCCACCGGGCCGTCTCCTTCAGCCAGCGGGGAATATCCCCCCACTGGGCCGTGGGGTCTCGCTCCAGCCGCCACTCCCGCAGGAACAGCACGCCGTCCTCAAGCCCACGCTGGAGCGTCACCACATTTTCCACGGTGTCTGCGGCATATAGGGCGCCGCCCTCCAGCACATTGCGCACCTTCATCCCGCAGGCGGGGCAATAGCTGACCTTTCCCTGTGCGAACCGATCTGATGCATCCGGTGCCCGCACCTTCTGCCGGCAGCAAAAGCACGTCCCGCGCCAGCCGCCCTTTTTGTACAGGAGCACACGATCCTCCTCCAGCACCACCCGCTCGATATAGTCCACCAGCCCCTCCGGCAGCGCGGACGGACACAGGGCCACATCCTCGTCCATGATCTCGCCGCGCCGTTTCTTTTCGGCCAGTGTCGCCGCCTCAACGGCCTCCTCCACCCAGTGCGCCAGCTCCGGCATCCGGTGGTTTTTTGTCTCATCTCTTGCGCCCAGCCAACGGGTCAGCACCGCCTCCGCCGCTTCGTCGATCTCCGGGTAGCATACCTCGGGCCGTATACCCGCGCTGCCGTACATGGCAGCGGTCAGGCTCACCCGCCGGCACGCTCTGTCGCCGCGGGTCAGTATCGCCGCCGTCCGGTGCTTCTTGGAGCACACCAGCCGCAGATCCTTCCCGCTGGCGCTGGTCCAGCGCATCGCATTTCGCCGGGCCCCGTTCATGGTGAAGGTCACCACCAGCAGACGTTCTCCGTCCGCCACCGGCTGCTGCACCGTCACCCGAAAGTGCATTCTGTCGATACCTGTGAACGGCTCCGGCCACGGCAGCTCTCGTACCTTCTTCGGTATCCGCATTGCCCCCGCCTCCTTACAGGAAGTCTGCCAGATCCAGCGATACCGCCGCCTGAGCAGCCGGTGCCGCCGGTGCCGCAGGCGCGGGCGTACCGCCGGCGCTGCGCATGGCCCGCAGCTGTGCCAGCTCATCCGCCGGAAAGCCGAAGTACCTGTCTACCTCCCCAAACACAGCGTCCGGCGTCAGAACCGCGCAGCCATTCACCGCTTTCTTCTTTGCCGCCGCCATCACAGCGTCCATGGCGCCCGCCAGCGTCTTTTTCTCCGCCGCCGCCTTCCGTTCGCAGTCTGCGTCCAGCCCGCAGCGGTCTATGATGTAATGACCGATGATCTCCGTATAAGGATCATCGGGTCTTTTCTGCATTTCCGTGTTGATTTTTTCCACAGCTCCCATGGTCGCGTTCCTCCTTCGTTCGTCAGCCTCCGGCGTTCAGCCGCCGGAAATAGTTTTTCTTCGCCGCTCTGGCGCGGCGCTCCTCGATCTCGGCCTCGCTGCGGCAGTGGTCGCACACCACGCCGCTGCCGTGGAACCATACGCCGCACCGGCAGCACACGTTCCGTATCACCGGCCGCTTCTCCTCCAGCTCGCACAGTGCCGCCACGGCGCCCCACCGAACGCCCCAGAGCCGCGCAGCCTCCACCGTGGCCTGCTCCCAGCTCTCCGCGATCACCGGCATCGTGGCGTGTCCCTCGCAGGACACGAACCACAGCCACTCCTTCTTTTTCGTCTTTGCCGCCGCCATGGCGGTCACCTCCCTTTCTCGTGCAGATTCCGCTTCTGCAGCAGCCGCGCCGTCCGCGCCCGGATGTACCAACGCAGCACATCCGCCGTGTCCTTCGCCTCCTGCTTGGCGGCGCGGAGCTTGTCCATCTCCGCCTGATACGCGCCGTACTCGGCGCACCGGTACCCGCCCCGCTCGTCCATGCCGTGACACCCTACGCACCGCATCGTGCAGCCTCTGCACGGTGCCTCCGGCACGCCGTTTTGCCTCTCACCCACGGCGGCCACCCAGCTTGTCCACCAAACGGAGCACGCCCCAAGCCAGCGCCGCCGCGCCGATGTAGGTACAGATCCAGCCGAAAACGATCATACCTGCACCCTCCCCAGCGTCTCCTCCTGCCACGTTTCGATGCGGTCGGTGTCCTGCACCTGCACCTGATACGCCCAGCCGCCCCAGCGCCGTGTGACACGCAGCACTGTGCCCATCGGCGGATAGCCGCCGTTCCGCTCCGCCGCCAGCGGCGCAAAGTTGAAAACCTGTTCGCCCTCTGCGTAGGCCGCGCCGCGCTGCTTCTTCCTGCTCATAGCTCTGTCCTCCTTTGTGCATTCTCCTCACCGGCAGGATAAAAGCGGACCTGCCCGGCGAAAAGCTCGTTGAGCATCGTAACCTTGATGGCCGTTGCCAGCCGCCGGCGCTGCTCTTCGTTCAGCGTGTCCACGTCCGTCTCCACGCCGTTCACCTTGACGTAGGCCTTCACGGTGATAGGCGGCCGCTCTCTTTTCGCCATGCCGTCACGCTCCTTCCTTTTGATAATTGATTCCTATGCCCCGCCGGGGCTGTCCTATGGCTCGTTGCCAGTCTTTCTCAAATGTGCTACCATACCCCCAAAGGAGGTGTTTCAATGTACCACTACCTAATTGCGAATGCGCCAAGCGATAGTTGGATCGTCGTTTCCTCCCCAGAGCCTGGCGGATTCCAGCCCGATGTTGCGCACGCCCTATCTACCACGCTGGGCGGTGTCTGCCTCGCTTTTGAGGGAATTTTCGGAAAGAATGTTCTTTTCCGCTATCCGCGCCTCACCGTGCGAAACTCCCTGGACACCCCGCAGTGCTTTTCAGAAGTAGAAACGATCAACCTATCTACCGAAGGAAATTTCCCACAACAGCACATCTACCAGTTCGCCCATGAATTGTGCCATTTTGTGATTCACCAGCCTGTATGCGCTCACTATCGCTGGCTGGAGGAAACGCTGTGCGAGCTCATGTCCTGGTGTGTCCTGTCGTGGATCTACGCAAACAGTGTGAGTGCTCCTTTGAGCACGATGAACGGCATATATGACAGCATTCCTCGCTACATTTCCAACTCCCGCCAAGACCGCTTGGATCTCGGCGGCTTCCCACTGCACCTGTTCGTTGCAAAAAATCTGACGCATTTGCGCAGCGACTGCTATGACCGCCGACTGAACCGTTCCATTGCGAACGAACTTTTCCCATTGTTCCTGACTCATCCAGAGCTATGGCAGATCGTGTTCCGACTCCCGTATCTGAGCAACACCGTATCCTTGTACACCGCCCTGCACTTTATCTGCGATATGTCCGGCACTTCAAAAGACCTGCGCAATGACCTCGTTCGTTTGCTGGTCGGACAGGCTTAGATGCCCTTCCAGCAGTTCCGCGGCCTGCCATATCACAAAGCCGTCCACCGGAAAATATGTGTTCCCGTTGCCGTCCCGCACAGCTGCACTCTCCTTCTCAAGCGCCCTGCGCAGCTCTGCGGCGAGGTGATGTGCCAGCGCCGCGCCGTCTGTGGCTCCATGCGGGCCTCTCTGCCCTACGATCCCCTGTTCCGTTTCTCCCGCCTCCTCTCCTCGGTTGTTTTTTCAAGTCCTCTTTCAAGAACACTTGCATAAATGCGAGTTTTTAGCTAAAAAAAACAGCGACAGCCTGATCTCGCGTCATCTTGGTGCAGGTGGCAATCTTCTCTGTCTGCTCGACAGTGAATGTGCCGCCTCCTGCCTTGATTTTACGATACAGGGTCGCTGTACTCATGCCCGCGCTGGCGGCCATCTGCTCGATGGTCACCCCGTTCTCCTTGGCAATCTTTTTAAGAAGCTCCATCTTTGCGCTCAT